CTACTACGAAGCCAACCGGGAGAAGGTGGCCGCACAGCAGAAGGCCTACCGGGAAGCCAACCGGGAGAAGGTGGCCGCACAGCAGAAGGCCTACTACGAAGCCAACCGGGAGAAGGTGGCCGCACAGCGGAAGGCCTACCGGGAAGCCAACCGGGAGCAACTGCGGGAACGAGCCCGGAATTATATGCGGGAATACCGGGCAAAAAAGAGAGCCGCCGCAGGCGCTGTAACACCCACGACGGCAAAGAAATAGTAAGACACCCATATTATATGGGTCAAGAAAGGAATCGTCAAGATGGATTTGAAGCTGATGGATCTGGAGATCCGAAATTTTAAGGGCTGTGGGAGCTTATCTCTGCCGCTGGATGGGCGCAGCGCCAGTATCTATGGGGACAACGCCGCAGGCAAGACCACGGTATATGACGCGCTGACCTGGCTGCTGTTTGGGAAGGACAGCCGTGGGAACGGCAGCTTCGAGATCAAGCCGTTGGACGCCGCCGGAGAGGTGGCGGACCATGGGGCGGTGACGGAGGTCTCTGCGACGCTGTGGGCGGACGGGGAGCCAGTGACCCTGCGCAAGACCTACTACGAGAAGTGGAGTGTGAAGCGTGGAAACGCGGACGCCACCTATGACGGGAACACCAGCGAGTACTATGTGGATGATGTCCCTGTCAAGAAGTACGCCTTTGAGGCGAAAGTGGACGAGCTGGCCGGTGAGGACCGATGGCGGATGCTGACCAGCGTGGGCTGGTTCTGTGAGGGGCTGGACTGGCGGAAACGGCGGGAGGCCCTGTTTGAGGTGTGTGGCGTGGCCTCCGACCGGGAGATCATGGAACAGGAGCCGCGCTTCGCGGCGCTGATGGAGTCCATGGGCCGGCTGAGTCTGGAGGACTACAAGAAGAAGCTTCAGGCCAAGCGTCGGGGGCTGAACGGAGCCCGGGATACAGTTCCGGCCCGTTTGGACGAGTGCAAAAAGACGGTATCCGAGCTGGAGGGGATCGACTTCACCGCTCTGGAGGAGGAGCGGGGCCAGGTGGCCGCACGGCGGGACAGCCTGCGGGGCGAACTGATCCAACTGGAGAACAACACCCTGCTGGCTTCCAAGCGGAATGATGTGGCCCGGCTTGAGAACGAGCTGGCCGCGCTGCGGAATGAGAACCGGCTGCACAGGCAGAGTCAAATCGTCCCGGTTGAGGACCGGAGGCCGGCGCTGGAGGCGGAGATCCGGGCGGCAGAGCAGGATCTGCTGCGCTGCACACAACTGGCCCAGAACGAAAAGGACCTGATGGAGCATCTGGAGGAGCGGATCGGGTGGTGCCGGGCCCGATGGTCTGAAGCAGCGGAGCAGACTTTTGATGAAACAGTGTGCCCCACCTGCGGGCAGAGGATGCCGGAGGAGGCACAGAAGGCCGCCCGGGCGGCATTCGAGGCGGACCGAAAGAGAGTCCAGACGGAGGCCGTGGAGGAGGCAGATCGGGCTAAGGCGGACCGCTCTATGGCGCAGGCCCGCCGGGAGGACGCCATTGAGGCGGGGGTCCGGGCGGAAAACGAGATCGCCCGGCTCCGGGCGGAGCTGGAGGCGTACAGAGCCCCGGCGCCCGCGGAAGTGGAGGACCTTCCCGGATTTGCCCGGCAGGAGGCAGAGCTGACCGCCACCCTGGAGGAGGCCCGCCGTCAGGCGGATAGTCTGAGCCGGGAGAACGGTGCGATCCGAACCGAGATCGAGGGGCGCATTTCGGAACTCCAGCAGCAGATGGACAGACTGGACCGAGATCTGGGCCGGAGAGCTATGTTGGACTATGCCAAAGAGCGGATGGAGGCCCTGCGGCAGGAGGCTCGGGAGAGTGGGCAGCAGCTGGAGGAGCTGAACAAGCTGTTGTTCCTGTGTGACGAGTTCAGCCGCTGCAAGGTGCGGTACATTGAGGACCAGATCAATGGCCGGTTCCGGTTGGTTCGGTGGAAGCTGTTCCAGGAGCAGGTTAACGGAGGCCTGGCCGACTGCTGTGAAGCCACGGTGGATGGGGTCCCGTACCGGTCCATGAACAACGGGTCCAGAGTGAACGCCGGCCTGGACGTGATCCGGACGCTGTCGGAGCACTATGGGATGCGGGTGCCGCTGTTCGTTGACAACGCGGAGAGTGTGACCGGGCTGCTGCCGGTGGGGAGCCAGACCGTCCGCCTGGTGGTCAGCGCGGGAGATAAAAAGCTGAGGTGTGAATATGAAAATTAAGGACCGGGCGAAGCCCAAGCTCCCGCCTGTGGAGCCGGGGGTGTACATTGCCACCTGCGTGGGCGTGGTGGATCTGGGGGAGCAGTACAGCGAGAAGTTCAAAAACTACCGCAACGAGGTTCAGTTCATTTGGGAGCTGTCCGGGGAGACAGTGGAGGTGGATGGAGAAATGAAGCCCCGGCAGCTCTCCCGTACCTTCTCCTTCGCCGTCGGTAAAAAGAGCAGCCTGAGGGGATTCCTGAGCAGCTGGAACGGAGTGCAGTACAGCGATGAGCAGTTTGGAGAGCTGGAGGTATTTGACCAGGTTGGCCGCGCCTGTCAGCTGAACGTGGTGCTCAACGACACCGGGGAGTATGCCAACGTGGACAGCGTGATCCCTCTGCCCAAGGGGATGCCGGCGCCAAAGACGGACACAGAACCCATCTGCTGGGACATGGAACGATGGGACGACGCGGTGTTCCAGGCGCTGCCGGAATGGGTGCAGGAGAAGATCAAGAAGTCCACCCAGTACCAGAAGGAGCACACGCCAACGGACACGGTGGACTTCCCGGCTCAGGCGGAGCGAAGCGGACTTTGCAAGGACGAAGGGGGTTGTCCCATTTGAAGCTGATCCCATTGGCCAGCTCCTCACACGGGAACGCCTATCTGGTGGAGGACGGAACGACCTGCCTGCTGATCGAGTGCGGAGTGAGCTGGAAAAAGCTCCAGAAGCTGACCGGATTCGGCGTGTCCGGCATTGCCGGGTGTCTGATCTCCCACGAGCACAAGGACCACGCCGGCTGCTATGAGCAGCTGATCCGGAGCGGGGTTCCGGTCTACGCCAGCCGCGGGACGGCGGAGGCTCTGGGATGCGAACGGCTGGAGACGCTGGAGGACCGGGAGGCGGTGGCCCTGGGCAGCTTTGACGTGCTCCCCTTCCCCACCTTCCATGACGCGGCGGAGCCTATGGGCTTCCTGATTCGCAGCCGGACGGACGGGGACAAGCTGGTCTTTGCCACAGACACGGTCAACCTGGGGTATCAGTTCCCCGGTGTGGATCTGGTGGCCATCGAGTGCAACTATGACGAGGCCGCCCTGGAGCGGTCGGAGCGGATGCCGGAGAAGGTACGCCGCCGGGTGGCCAACGCCCACATGAGTGTGTCCAGGGCCTGCGCCTGGCTGGCCGGGCTGGACAAGTCCCGGGTGCGGGAGGTGTACCTGATGCATCTGTCCGACGCCTGCGGCAATGAGTGGATGTTCCGCCGTCTGGTGCAGCAGGTGGTAGGGGATCGGGTGCAGGTTACGGTGTGCCCCAAAGAAAGGAGTCAATAAAAATGGCAGCAGCGAAAGAAAACCCGGCCGGCGTCGCCACCACGATCCGGGTCCCGGAACATCTGTTGGAGAAAATCAGAGCGCTCGCGGCTGAGATTGGAGACAGCCAGAACGGTGTGATGCTCCATCTGATGTTTATGGGGATGAAGGTCTATGAGGGCAGTGTCCAGATCAGTCTGGGTGCTCCTCAAGATACTCGATCAAAGCCCCCTCGATGAAATCTGTCAGCTGAGAGTTGATAGAACGGTGCTCGGCCTGTGCGACCTCTTTGATCAGGCGGTACACTTCGTCATCCAGCCGAAGGCTGAAAACTGTGGTGTGTCCCGTCTTTTTGAAGTAATTACGGTCTGAGATCTTCATAGCGTTACCTCCAGGTTATTTTGACATTAGAACAATATCACAGAACAGCAAAAAAAGATAGAGCTACCTTGATGTTAAAATAATATCATTTTGATATTGACACACAGGAAAGTGATGTTATAATGATGTTATTATAACATTGAACGGAGGCTGCCTTATGAACACCGATCACGCAACCAACTTTCTATTTGCTGTGGAGCAACTTCAATTCAGATTTTCGTGTGGGGTCAATGCGCTGGGGGCGATCCATACCGCCATGGAGGAAGGGTCATCATCCCCGGAATGTTACCTGGATGGGCTATTTGGCATATATCGCCATCTCTGCTATTTGAGTGACGAATTGGAGAAAAATATTTATGCCGAGCTTCAGTCGGTACGCGATGAAAAGGAGAAAAAATGAACGAATTGATTAAAGTGGACTTCTCTGGGGAGAGGCCCGCAGTCTCGGCCCGAGAGCTGCATGAGTTCCTGGGGGTGGAAACCAGGTTTAACGACTGGTTTTCCAGGATGTGTGAGTATGGGTTTTTGGAGGGTGAGGACTTTTACTCATTTTTGAGTAAAACCCCGACAGGTGGACGCCCAGCACAGGACGCCGCCCTCTCCATCGACATGGCCAAGGAGATCTGTATGCTACAGCGCAATGAAAAAGGTAAACTGGCACGCCAGTATTTCCTTGCGCTGGAGCGGGATTGGAACAGCCCGGAAAGGGTCATGGCCCGGGCGCTGGAGATCGCCCACAAAAAACTGCGGTGTCTGGAGGAACAGCGGGAGCTGGACCGGCCCAAGGTCCTGTTCGCGAATGCGGTGGCTGCGGCCAGGACCTCCATCCTTGTGGGAGAGCTGGCCAAGGTGCTGAAGCAGAACGGGGTGGACATGGGCCAGAACCGTCTGTTCACCTGGCTGAGAGAGAACGGCTATCTGATCCGGCGGAACGGGAACGACTATAATATGCCGACCCAGAAGGCCATGGAGATGGGACTGTTTGAAATCAAGGAGACCGTGGTGGCTCACGCAGACGGGCACACTGATACCAAGAAAACGCCCAAGGTAACAGGGCGTGGACAGCAGTATTTCATAAACAAATTTCTCGGTACTTAAAACAGCGGCTGGCGGGGCTGGGG